CTAGGTAATTGCTTACCTAGTTTCGCCAAAATCTCATTGGCTCTTCAGTTGGTTTATATTAAATGTTCGCTTAGTGAGTCGTAGGCATCGTTAATAAACATATCGCATACTTCTACTTTCCTATCTAAGAACATTTTTTTAGACCCATATCCGCATCCAAAATGATATGGACTAACAAGATTTTTTTCTTGTTTCCATTTTTGTTTTTTGGATTTCCAACGAGCAATATCTAAAACATAGTAAATTGCTTTTTGCTTTTTGCTTGGTTTCGCAACTTCACAAAAATTAAAAACAAATTGTGGAATATCCTCGTACTTCATTTCTAAAATTGCATCAACAAATTCTTTAAAAGTCATTTTTGCATAATTCATAATTTAACCCTCCAAGGTTATAGTTTCTTGCACCCAAAATTGGATGCTCTTCAGTGTGTTAATTCACAGACTATTGGAGTAGTCCCAAAAGTTATATATCTTTAAGTGAGTCTTTATAAGTTCCTTTATCTATAAAGCAAAAAGATAATTTCCTTTTGGTTTTATGAGTCTTGCTTCTTCACTTTGTCACTTAGCTTTACACTCTCTCACACTAGCCACTTTCTTAGGCGGATTCAGATTAGCACTTCTTGGAGAACCTATACTAACCTTACTGCTAGAACCTCATTCAACTTTACTCTTTTCAGAACCGCTAGGGTAGTTGGCTACAGTTTAGAGACATAATCGTTTTGGTCTTTGTTAAGAACATTATGCATAGTTTGAACATCATTTCAAACATTATATTAATTATTTACCAGTCCACCATTTTTGCTATCGTTTTGTGTGCATTATATTTTCTTCATATCTGCGATAAGATTTATATATGAGCAAAGATGAAAAACCAAATCTGAAAGTAGTCAAAAAAGAAATAGAGTTGACCATAAAGCAAAGGCAGTTCGTGGATGAAATTATCAAGGGCAAGTTGGGTAGTTATAAAGAAGCATATGCAAAAGTTTATGATGTCACTTTAACCAAGGCGGGTAAGATACCTAAATGGGTAGAAGTGGAAGCATCTAAGTTAGTAGCAAACCCTAAGATAGCAATAAGCATACAAAGGGCTATTGAACGCAAAGAGCAGTCAGCAGTTGCTAGTAGTCTCAGAACAAGGAACTATGTCATAGACCAACTTTATCGTGAGAGTAAAGAATCAGATTCAGATTCAGCTAGGATTCGAGCATTGGAATTGCTAGGCAAAAGTGTATCGCTGTTTAGTGATGTCGTTGAAACCAAAGAAGCAAGAACAAGCGATGAAGTTGAAGCGGATATTGAAGAGCGAATAGAAGCATTACTTAATAAACAATAGTCAATCATCAACCAACTATCTAATAGAGCATTATGCGGTCTGTGTGTGTGCTGTATGTGGTCTGATTTTGGGATGCACTATATATAGGGTCAAACACAAGATGTGGTATCTCTGGAATGATCAAAAACCACAACATATTGTGTTTGGATTTCGCCACTATAAATGACCCCACCCCCCCTTTTTCAGTTGCAGGTACCTGACTATCATATATACATAGTGATTTGCACAGGATATTAGTTACTTTCATAGACCCCCCCTATGTATTGCATTTTGATAGCGTTTTTTGTAAGTTTCATATATAATTTCTCTAGGAAACGGCTAAGGGACCCTAGACCCCCCATATTATTTTTAAAAAATAGTTGTTTTTCCTGTGAAGATGTGTAATTATGTTAAAATCTAGCGTGATTTACATCCAGTAGGTACCTACTTGTAAGGTATTTACTTGCTAAGTGCCACTAACTGGTAGTAACTTAGTAAGTTTTTAACTTTAGGAAGTGTCTACTTACTATCTAGTATAGGAGATGTATGAGTAACCAAATATTAAGTCAAGTACAAAACCTTTCTTTAGATGAGAAGAGAGAATTACTAGGCTTATTGGATGAATTAGAGGAAGCTAAGTNCCGAGAAAAGTGTGCAGATGAGTATATGTCCTTTGTTAAGGAGATGTGGAGTGCATTTATAGAGGGTCCCCATCATAAAATTATGGCGGATGCCTTTGAAAGAGTGGCTAATGGCGATTTAAAGCGTCTAATTATCAATATGCCACCTAGACATACNAAATCCGAGTTTGCATCTTANCTATTACCTGCATGGTTNCTNGGAAGTAAGCCAGAAAAGAAGATNATNCAGACNGCACACACNGCAGAACTAGCTGTAGGCTTTGGTAGGAAGGTTAGAAACCTTGTAGGAAGCAAAGATTATAAGAAAATATTCCCCAATGTTAGTTTGCAGTCGGATTCCAAAGCTGCGGGTCGTTGGAATACGAATAAAGGCGGTGAATATTTCGCTATCGGTGTAGGAGGAGCAGTTACTGGTAAAGGTGCTGACCTACTCATCATAGATGACCCGCACTCAGAGCAAGAAGGAGCTTCAGCAGACATAAATGTCTTTAATCGTACCTATGAATGGTACACATCTGGTCCTAGACAGCGTTTACAGCCTAATGGTGCAATCGTTGTAGTGATGACAAGATGGCATAACAAGGATTTAACGGGTCAAGTGGTAGATGCTAGTATAAAGCGTGGCGGAGCCGACCAATGGGAAGTAATTGAACTACCTGCAATCTTACCTTCTGGTAAACCTTTGTGGGATGCTTTCTGGAAATTGGAAGAGTTAGAAGCTTTAAAGGCTGAATTGCCTAGTTCTAAGTGGATGGCTCAATATCAACAAGACCCTACTTCTGAAGAAGGTGCTCTTGTTAAAAGAGAATGGTGGAGAACATGGGAAGGTAGAAATCCCCCTGATTGTGAGTTTATTATTCAATCATGGGACACAGCTTTCTTAAAAACACAAAGAGCTGACTATTCAGCTTGTACAAGTTGGGGTGTTTTTTATAAAGAAAACGATGATGGTTTTGTTGCTCCACAACTAATACTACTAGATGCTTATAAAGAACGATTAGAGTTCCCAGATTTAAAGAAGATGGCTTTAGAGAAATACAATGCCTATAAACCTGATGCTTTTATTGTAGAAGCTAAGGCTGCAGGATTACCTTTAATCTTTGAACTTAGACAAACAGGCATACCAGTACAAGAATATACACCTAGTCGTGGTAATGACAAGATATCAAGAGTAAATGCTGTATCAGATTTGTTTGCTTCAGGNGTTGTTTGGGCACCTGAAACNAGATGGGCAGAAGAAGTTATAGAAGAGTTTGCTGGNTTTCCTAATATGGAACATGATGATTTAGTTGATAGCAGTACACAAGCATTATTAAGATTTAGGCAAGGTGGTTTTGTTCCTCTTGATTCAGATGAAGAAGATGAACCACTAGAACACAATAGAACAGCAGATTATTACTAGGAGATTATATTGGCTATAGACAAACAATTCGTTCCTGCTACACCAATAGATGGTCTAGTAGAAATGGACCCTGAACCAGAATTAGATATAGAAGTTGAAACAACTGAAACTGATGATGGCGGTATGATTATTGATTTTGACCCTAGTGCATCACAAATAACAGATGCTAGTTTTGATTCTAACTTAGTAGATTTTATTGATGAAGATGAATTAACTTCTATNGGTAATGAATTAATAGGTGCATATCAATCAGATAAAGATTCAAGGTCAGACTGGGAAGAAACCTATGTTAAAGGTTTAGACCAGCTAGGATTAAAAATAGAAGAAAGAACTACACCTTGGTCTGGAGCCTGTGGCGTATTTCATCCTATGTTAAGTGAAGCTGTGATTAAATTTCAATCACAAGCTATATCAGAAATATTCCCTGCTTCAGGTCCTGTAAGAACTAAAATAGTAGGCACTATAGATTCTAATAAAGAAAAACAAAGTCAAAGAGTACAAGATTATCTTAATTACTTACTTACTTATGAAATGTCTGAATACAGAAGTGAAACAGAAAAGATGTTATTTTCTTTACCACTTGCAGGTTCAGCATTTAGAAAAATATATTTTGACCCAACACTAAATAGACCAAGCGGTATCTTTGTACCAGCAGAAGATGTAGTAGTTAATTATGGTGCAAGTGATTTAGAAACTTGTGAAAGAGCTACTCATGTAATGAAGAAGTCATCTAATGATGTAAGAAAGATGCAAGTCAATGGATTTTACAGAGATATAGAGTTGCCTGATGCTACACCAACATCATCTGATATTACTAAGAAGTATAACGAGATGACTGGTGAATCAGAAAGCTACGACTATGATACAAGACATACTATCTTAGAAATGCAGGTAGATTTAGATATTAAAGGTTTTGAAGATAAAGATGCTAATGGTCAAGATACAGGTATAGCCTTACCTTATGTTGTAACAATGGATAGTCCTTCAGGCATTATTCTTAGCATTAGAAGAAACTATTATGAAGATGACCAAGCAAAACTAAGAAGGATGCACTTTGTTCACTATCAGTATTTACCAGGATTAGGTTTTTATGGCTTTGGTTTGATACATATGATTGGTGGATTAGCTAAATCAGCTACATCAATACTAAGACAATTAGTAGATGCAGGTACTTTAAGTAACCTACCAGGTGGTTTAAAAGCTAGAGGACTGCGTATTAAAGGCGATGATAGTCCTATTATGCCTGGTGAGTTTAGAGATGTAGATGTACCAGGTGGTGCTATTAGAGACAATATTACATTCTTACCTTATAAAGAACCTTCAGGCACATTATTTTCTTTATTACAAAATATAGTAGAAGAAGGTAAAAGGTTTGCAAGTATCTCAGATATGAAAACATCTGATATGAATAGCCAAGCACCAGTAGGAACGACACTAGCATTATTAGAAAGAAACATGAAAGTCATGTCTGCTGTGCAAGCTAGACTTCATGCTTCAATGAAAAGAGAGTTTGAGATATTAGTAGGTGTTATTAAAGACTTTACAGAACCAGCTTATCCATATGAAGTAGAAGTGGAACAACAAATTAAAGTACAAGACTTTGATGCAAGAGTAGATGTATTACCTGTATCAGACCCAAATGCTGCAACTATGGCTCAAAGAATTATGCAATATCAAGCTGCAATGCAACTAGCTCAACAAGCACCACAGTTATATGATTTAGGTCAATTACATAGACAGATGCTTGAAGTATTAGGAATTAAAGATGCAGAAACAATAGTTCCTCCACAAGAAGATGTATTACCAGTTGACCCAGTTACAGCAGTACAAAATATTTTAAATGGTAAACCAGTTCAAGCATTTGAGTTCCAAGACCATGAAGCTCATATACAAACATTAACTTCTGCACAACAAGACCCTAATGTTCAAGCTAAAGTACAACAAAATCCAAATGCACAAGTTATACAAAGTGCTGGCTCAGATTATATTATGCAACATCTTGCATTACAGTTTAGAGACCAAGTTGAAAGAGAAATGGGTGTAGAGTTACCTCCAGTCGGAGAACCTTTACCAGCAGATGTAGAAAAACGTATATCAGTTCTAGTAGCTGAAGCTGCACAAAGAGTAGCAACAACTAATGCTGCACAAGCAGAACAACAAAGAATACAAGAACAAGCAC